ATAACGCAGTCTACGATTTAGGTTGGCTCCGACGTTGGGGTGTTGATTGTAATGTCACTAAAGTCTATGACACTTTGATTGCAGCTCCTTTGGTAGATGAAAATAGATTCAGTTATAGTTTAAATAATTTAGCTAAAGATTATTTAGGAGAAAGAAAGCAAGGAAATATTTTAGATGAGTTTGGTAAAGAGCATGGGTTCAAAGCTATTGAGAACATGCACCTAGTTCCTGTAGAGTATGTCGGTGTGTATGCCGAACAAGATACTAAATTAACTTATAAGTTATGGGAAGTCTTAAGAGTTGAAATACAGAAACAAGGGCTCACAGATGTTTTTAATTTAGAAACAGATCTATTACGTTTACTTTTGGAGATGAGATGGAAGGGAGTCCGTGTAGATCTTGACCGGGCTGAAAAAACAAAAAAGTTTTTCAAGTCAGAGGAAGAAAAAATTTATACCAACATTAAAAACGAGACAGGAATTCAGATAGATGCATCGGATATCTATACAGCTGCTTCTCTTCAAAAAGTATTTGATAAGCTAGGAGAGAAATACGAATACACTGAAAAGAATAAACAAGCCAAGATTAGTAATGAGGCTATGAAAGAAAGTCTTAATCCTTTGATTCAATCAATATCTGTGGCTAGAGAATACAATAAGGCTCACACAACCTTTATTGATTCTATTTTAAAGCATCAAGTCGATGGTAGAATTCATGCTGAGATCAATCAGTTGAAAGGGGAGTACGGAGGCACCGTCAGTGGGCGGTTGTCCATGAACAATCCAAACCTACAACAGGTCCCTGCTAGGAACGAAGCCATTGGTCCTAAGATCAGATCTTTATTTTTGCCTGAGGAGGGAGAAAAGTGGGCATCCCTCGATTATTCGCAACAAGAGCCTAGATTGCTAGTTCACTACGCAAAAAAACACGGTTTAGAGGGCGCTGAGACCCTAATTAAGTTCTTTCATGAAGGAAAGGACTTCCATCAAGTAACTGCCGATATGGCCCAAATATCAAGGAAAGAAGCCAAAACCATAGGTCTAGGCCTTATGTATGGCATGGGAATAGCTAAATTAGCAACTTCTCTAGATATCAGCCCTGATGCGGCTAAAGCATTAAAGAAAAAATATAATGATAATGTTCACTTTTTAAATAGCATTATTATCAAAGCTACCCGGTACACAGAACAACAAGGGTATATCAATACACTGCTCGGAAGAAGATGTCGGTTTGATTTATGGGAGAATAAAGACTTTCATGACAAGAGAATGATGTCTTATGAGAACGCCAAGAAGACTTGGGCGTGGAATGAAATGAAAAGAGCAGGTACCTATCGTGCATTGAATAGGTTAATACAAGGTTCAGCAGCAGATCAAACCAAACAAGCCATGGTTAATCTGTGGAAGGATGTAGGGGTTATTCCTATGATTCAAATACATGACGAGCTCAATGTCTCCATAACCAATGAGACCCAGGTGAAAGAGATTAAAGAGATAATGGAATCTGCTGTTGAACTTCATGTGCCTGTTAAATGTGATGCAGAAATAGGCGATAATTGGGGAGAAATAAAATGAGAATATCTTACGACAATGGTGAATTAAATCTATCTTTGACTAATGAAGAAGTGGAACATATCAGTAGTAATAAAGGTAAAGCCGTAAAAATGGACATCAGTTGGTTGAAAGTTTTACATGAAGATATATCTAAATGTGTTATGGCCCACTGGTCCAAGGTTGAAGTGTGGGATGCATTAGAGTCACATCAGAAAACGTTTAATAGCAAATCTAAAAGTAAAAAATAAATGTATGTTCTCTATTCAATAGGAGAACATTATGATTGAATTACTTAAAAAACTAACAAACTTTATTACACTTGAACATGACTCAGACAAAGCTCTTAAAGAATTTTTAAGAGCAGAATATAAAAAAGATTGGGAATCAGCTTACGTTTGGTTTTTAGAAGAAGGCTGTTTGCCCCCTTCAACAAGAAGAAATGACTAAGTGTTAGCTACAATTTCAGAAAGGTGCTCACAGCGCTTCGGTGTCTGTGAATGCCATCTGGAATCCTTCATTTCTTCAGCGGCTTCTTTCCACTTTTTGACTCTCATATTTTTCCACATCTTTTTAAATTTTGAAACACCTGTTGTCCCTAGCTGAAACACCATCTCAAGAATTACTTCCCCTACATGTTGAGGTAGCTCGTGACCAATATTATCTTCAATCAACATATCCGCTCCTGCTGCAGCTCTGTTTAAATCCATTTCAAATATTTCCATAATTTCATCCATAGGTATTTCTACCCCTTCGGCAAATCTTTCCATTTCATGTGGTTGTACAAGGTGGCCTATGCCCACAGTTTTTTTTCCCAAACTATCTAAATAAACAGATGTGCGCAAACCTTCATGGTCCTGTACTCTTGACTTTAGTGCGTCAGTAATTTTAATCATGATCCTATTCCCCAATGTATTGAGTGTTCATCGGGCTTTCCTTTCTGAGATAGAATTTTATCAAATAACTTTTTAAGTTTCAATAACATCTTCATTACTTTTTAGAGGAAATAATACCGCCATACATTTTCTTATCCATTAATCCACCTTCTGCCACCATGGCTAGGTATTGTTGTGCTATGTCTGGTTTGTTTTCAAATCGAATAACTCTTCTTAAAAGTTCATTTTCTTCACCGGGGTCAACAGTATCTCCCACACCTTGCTTTACAAAGTTTACATAATTGTCAAAGGAATCTGGGTTATCAGAACGAGGAGAAAACTCTCCTATAATTTCATCAACGTTGCCACCATATCTTTCTGTCTTAATAGCTAAATCATTCTTAGCTGCCAGTATACCTGCCTGTGCATTTGGAAATACTGCAAAGCCCTTGCCATATGTTTCTCCTGTAGTCCCTGCTTGTCCTACATCCATTAAGTTTACAGGGTTGTTATAAGCAGTAACTTGAGTTCCTTCAGATGACTTAGGTTCTAATATGTCATCTAGAACTAAACTTTTAAAACCACCTTCTTCCATTGCAGGGTTTTCAAACTGAGTGCCATAAACTAAATCTGAACGGTCATCTATTGTCGAAGCAGCGTAACTTTGTACATTGGAAAAAGGATACCCTTTGGACCTTTGTTTCGAAGGGTCTACATAAAATTCTTCTTCTCCGCCTCCTGGTGCGTTTGGTCTCAATAATGCTTCAACTTGTGGCGATTCATTTAACTCATCTAATAATGCTCTTTGTTGTTCTAAATATTCAGGACTAAATCTATCTAGAGCGGATTGTTTAATTTCTTCAGCTGGAAAAACAGGATCTCTAGTTGGAAATTCAATGGTAGTTTTAGGAACTGGTAATGAAAGTAAACCTGTGCCAAACAAATCACTTGGTTGTTCATCGAATCCTCCACCCCCTCCTATTGCAGGGACACCTGTTGCGTCTTGTGCAGACGCTTCTTGTAAAGCGTCCAATCGTAGACCTAATGCATCTTTTTCAGCTTGTGATTCTAAATTTCTAAAGTTTCTTAATTGTTTTACTTTTTCTTGTTGTTCCGCAAAAGTATATCTATTTGGATTGTCTGCTATCTCTTTTTGCACATCGGTAAGACTGTTGTAGGCACCACTAGCTTTATCTGCAGCATAGTTAGCTACCTCTTTTATAATTCCAAAAATTCCTAAGCTGCCACTCATAGCTTTTTCCCCAAGAGCGCCTATAATTTTTCCTCCTCTATAGGATACGTCGCTAGCTATCTCACTAAAAGTAGGACCATATTTGAAAGCTAGTTCTTGTTGTTTCTGTGCTAAAGTTTTTCCACCAGGTGTGGCTGCTTGAAATAAACCTGTTGCGCCTTCCACTGCTTTTGTTTTTGTGGGGTCGTTTTTAAAGGCTTGATATTCATCAGCTTGTGCTTGTCTTCTACGTAATCTATCATCAGAAATATCTGGCCTGTTATCAAAATATTTTGAACGAGTTTCCTCTTTTTTTTTAAAGTTTTCTGTTCCCCCTGTAAACCCTCTGAAAGGCTCAGCTGTTCCTTTTCCTTTATTTAAATTACCTGTAAATCCTTCAAATCGTGCCATTATCCTAATCTTTCCGCTAATATTTCATCTGTACTCATATCTGTTAATATAGCCTTCTTTGTTAATTGATCAAGGTTTTGTGTGCCTGTTGTTGTAATCGTTCCACTTGCTCCACTAATAGGTTGGGTCGTGGTCGGTGAGGCGGTAGGCGTGATCTCTTTTTGTTTGAATCCTTCTG